TAACAGTTCTACAATCTGCAACAACATCAGCGTTTGCACGTACAACAGAAGGCCCATTTGAAGCACCAACAAACACAAAATTCGTTGGTACATTAAACGGCACAATGCGTGTATATGTAAACCAGTATGCAGCAGACGACACAATCCTAGTAGGATACAAAGGTTCAACAGAAACAGACGCAGCAGCGTTCTATTGCCCATATATCCCACTAATGTCATCAGGCACAGTACTAGATCCAGCAACATTCGAGCCAACAGTATCATTCATGACACGTTACGGCTACGTTGAGCTATCAAACCAAGCATCATCTCTTGGTAATGCTGCTGACTACCTAAGCAAAATTGCGGTTACAACTAACCAACTAGCATTTGCATAATAGTTAGTTACTATTTAAAAACAAAAACAGGCTCTTTGGGGCCTGTTTTTTTAATGACTATTTAGAATAAATATACGTAATACGGAGATAAAAACATGGCAGATGAAACAAGATTTCCAAATGGTATAACAGGCGGCAATGGTACTGACTTAGAAATAAAAAGTGATACAGACATTGCTCTTTATCCGCAGGATCATATATGGATTAGTCAAGGAACTAAGTTAATATTTGAAGGCACTGCACCTGACGATTTTGAAATTAAATTACAAGCAACAAGTGTAACAGCAGATAGAGATATTATACTTCCTGATAAAGCAGGTAGATTAACAGTATTGGACGATTTTACCGACGGTAGTTTAGATCTAGATGTAAACAGTTTAACCGTAAGTGGAGCAGGAGATAGTCGTATTTCTGCTGGTGGTAACATAGTACTTGATGCATTAAACAGAGTTACAGTTGTTGATACTCCGTTACGTTTAGCACAATTAACAACAGCACAACGTGATGGTATTACATCGCCTTCAAATGGAGACATGATTTACAATATTACTACAAATCAATTTGATGTTTACGAAAACGGAAATTGGCAAGTAATGGGAACTATTACAATCGATGATACAAAAGTAAATAAGTCCGGCGATACAATGCTTGGTATACTTACACTAAGTGGAGATCCGGTTAATTTAAACGATGCTGCGACTAAAAATTATGTAGATACAGCGGTTTCTAATTTAGTAGATTCTGCACCAGCAACATTGGATACACTTAATGAACTTGCTGCAGCACTAGGCGATGATGCTAATTTTGCAACAACAACTGCTACTAGTATTGGAACTAAAGTAAGTAAAGCAGGCGATACAATGACTGGCAACTTAACAATTAATACTGCATCTCCGACTATTAGTTTAAATGATACATCTGACACAGGTATAGATGTTGCATTAGTTTCCGAAGGAGAAGCATTCTATATTACTGAACCTGAAGATACTAGTGGGTTACAGGCTCCTACTGGTGGCAAACAATGGTTTAAAATGTCAGATGACACAAACGGTAATATTGATATATTGTTGTCTAATAGTAGTAGCGCAACAAATAGAGTGTTTCATGATGGTTATCATCCAAACGCAGATGCATGGACAACAGCACGTACATTAACACTAGATGGAGATGTAACAGGCAGTGTTTCTATAAATGGTTCAGGGGATGTGACATTAACTGCGACAGTTGCAGATGATTCGCATAACCATACTATTGCAAATGTAGATGGTTTACAAACTGCATTAGATGGAAAAGTCTCAACTACTGTTGTTAGTTTAGGTGGTTGGACAATAACAGAATCTGGTGGAACACTTTATTTTGCTACTGGAGGTGTTAACAAAATGAAAATCGATGCTAGTGGAAATTTAACAGTAACAGGTGATATCACAGCGTTCGGAACGGTATAATGACACTCCAAAGTTCAGGATCTATTTCAGCATCACAAATTAGAACTGAATTCCAAGGTTCTGGAACTTGGAGAATAAATGCACATTATCGAGCAGGCGCTCGTGTTCCTGATGTTGTATCAAATGCAAATATTCCTACCTCAGGCGAAATTAGTTTCTCTGATTTTTACGGTTCTACAAATCAAGTATCTTTGGATAGCGTTGCAACACCTGTTGTAATCAATGGATTTAATTCTCTTAAAGAAATAATAGTAAGTGACTATATCAGTTCAGGTGGGACACTTGAAATTTCGTCCGGGTGGTGGGTTTGGTCAGATAATACAACTGTAGCAGCAATGACTATCGACATTCCTTGTACTATTATCAACGCTGGCAATATCATCGGCCGTGGTGGCGACGGTGGCGGTGCCGTTCAGAGTATCAATGGCGGCCCTGCTATTAAAATTAATTCTGGAGTAACTGGAGTTACAATCACTAATAATTCTGGATCATATATAGCCGGAGGTGGCGGCGGTGGCGGCGGAGCCGGTGGCGGCGGAGCAGGCGGTGGCAGTGGATCGAGAGCAGGACGATATGATGGACTTACACCTGGTTATACTCAAAATGGCGGTTCATTAGGACAATCAGGCGGCAGCGGAAATCTCGGCCCTTCAGCAGGAGGAATACCAAGCGGTGGTGGAGCCGGAGGCGGCGGCGGTAACGATGCTGATCCACGACCAACTTGGGGAGGATACCATGGCGGTGGCGGTGGTGGCCGTGTACTTCCAGGCACAGGCGGCGCAGGTGGTGCTAACAGTGTAGGCAATGTTGGCGGTAACGGCGGCAGTGCAGATAATCCTGGTGGTAATGGCTGGGGCGGCGGCGGAGGCGGCTGGGGTGCATCAGGTGGCAACAACGGAGGCGTCGGTGGTCCTGCTATAGATGATAATGGTAATACTTATACATTAACTAATAATGGAACAATATACGGATCGACAGTTTAAAATGGCAATTAATTTAAATCATAGCAGAGACGGTATAAGCACATCATCAAATGTATTATCAATAACAGGAACAGGCTCTCTTGTTATTCCAGTTGGTAATACTAGTCAGCGTCCTGGCATTACTGTACCCGGGCAATTAAGATATAATACATCAACACGTGGAATTGAAATATCAGATGGTTCAAATTGGACTGATTTAAACGGTAGCGATTTAGATAAAGATACTTACATTAAATATGAAACTGCTACTGGATCCGATGAAGATACAATTTACTTTTATACTGCTAATGCATTAAGTGCAACACTTGACAGTACTGCATTTGATACTAGTAAAATTACAGTAGCAGAGGTAGAAGTAAGCAACACATTAGATGTTACTGTATCGGCTACACTAGCAAGTGCAAGTGTAACAGACTTAACAGATACACGTGTTGTATATGTTGGCACAAGTGGTGAATTACAAGATAGTGCTAACTTAACGTTTGATGGAACTATATTGTCTAGTACTTTTGCAGGAAACTTAACAGGAGATGTTACTGGAAATTTAACTGGAAATGTTACAGGCAATGTTACTGGAGACTTAACTGGAAATGTAAATGGTGGTACCATTACAGATGGAACTCTTACTATTAGTTCAGGTAGTATTACGAGTGCAATTGGTATAACAGCAAGCAATACTATTACTGCAAATGCATTTACAGACGGTGTACTAACAATCAGCAACGGTAATATAACAGGTGCAACTGCTGTTGTGACAGGCACTATAACGGGTGGTACTGTAACAGATGGCACACTATCTATTGCTAATGGCATAATAACAGATGCAATTGACGCTACATTTAGTGGTGATTTACAAGTTGGTGGTAACGTTACTGTATCTGGAGATTTAACAGTCTCGGGTACAACAACAACTGTAAACAGTACAACAACTAGTATTGTTGACCCTATTATGTTTATTGGCGGTAATGCCGATGGCACTCCTCTTACTGTTGACGATAATAAAGACAGAGGTGTTGCTTTTGAATATCATGATGGTACTAGTGCTAAAACAGGATTCTTTGGATGGGACGATAGTACACAAAAGTTTACTATGATTCCAGATGCTACTATTACTAATGATGTTGCTAGTGGCAATGTTGGAGATTTTATTGTAAATGAACTAGACTCCACTACTATAAATGTTGAAACAATAAACATATCAACAGAGGCTTATATCGTAGATCCAACTAATGTTGACCCTGATAAACGTATAGCAACTGCTATTGTAACAAGTGCAACTGTTCCTACTAGCGGAGTGAAAGAAGGCGATTTATGGGTCGACAGCGACAGTTTAAATCTATATATGTATAGTAATAGTGTGTGGGTTCCGCTTGCTCCGGGCATTGCAAGTAGTGTGAATACTAATGTACTCGGACTTACTGATCTCAGTGTTACAGTAAATGCAGTAGGCACAGCAAATTTAACTTACGATAACACAACTGGCGTATTCAGTTATACACCGCCAGACCTAAGTTCTTATGCAACACAGTCTGGACTAACAACATTAACTAACAGTTTCAACACACATGTTGCCGGTTTAAGTGCAGTTGCACTCAGTGGCGATTACGGAGATTTATTAAACAAACCTACACTTTCAACAGTTGCAGGATCAGGTGACTACAGTGATTTGTTAAACACACCTAGTGTACCAGTAGACTTAGATGATTTATCAAATGTTGATAATACTGTTCCGGGTAACGGACAAGTATTGAAGTATAACGGTACCACTGGCAAATGGCAACCTGCAACAGATAATGCAAGTACTGCAACTGGCGGTGTACTAGGATTCGGAGACTTAACAGTAAGTGTACAAGCACCCGACAGTGTAAATTATCCAAATGGACATTTATCTTATGCAGGCAGTGGATTAAATAAAGGTCAATTTACTTTTACACCTGTTGATACAACATTATTTTCTAAAAAACAAATTGCAGATAGCGTAACACTAGAGTTTGGTAATGCAAATGATGTGAAACTGTTTTATGATAGAACAGCAAACCGTTTCAACATAGAACTAGAACAAAACGTAACCAGTGTACAAATAACAGACAATGGCACACCTGTGTTTGAAGTTACTAAAACAGGTAATGTAGAAATAACTGGAAGTTTTGTTGGAACAGGAAGTGTTGCAAGTGTTACAACAACTGTGCCTAGTAGTAGTACTGATACAGGTACAAAAGGACAAGTAGCATATGATGCTGCATATGTTTATATTTGTGTTGCTACTGATACTTGGATACGTTCTGCAATTGATAGCAGTTTCTAAAAACTATCTAACCAATTTGATAAGTCTTCTGAATCTTTTGCATTATCCCAAATAGTTTTAATCTTGTCAATCATATCTGGTTTTTCTAATACAACACGTGCACCTCTGTGTAGTGGCTTTGGCCAACCATTTAGTTCGACCCAGGCGTATCCTGCACTTTCTCCGTTTGTATTTGGAATAAATTCTTCGTACACAGTAATAACATATGTGTGATATGTAAACTTTTTATCTTCACTTAAAAATGTATGTATAGGATAAACTTTTTCTAAACTAGGAAGTTTACCCATTTCTTCTTCACATTCACGTAATAGTGTTTCAACTGGGCGTTCATTGTGTTCACTTTTACCTCCCCAAAAACTCCACGTAAGAGGATGTGAAACAGATTTGCTACGTTGTTGTAGCATTATGCGTCCTGTGTTAAGTGCTAAAAAGCAGCAACCGCTTGCTGTTATCATAAGTAAATTCGCCAGTACCCTGGGTTGTAAGTTCCTTCGAACGCATTAACCCATTGTGTTCCTGTCCATTTTAGTTTGTCCTGGGTCGTTATGTTTGTTGTAAATTGTTCAGATGTTACAACGTCACTATCGAATGTTATGTTCCATTGTCCTGTTGCACTGTCGTACTGTATAATATCATTTGCTTTGGCTGTACTATTTGCCCAACCACTTGCACCTGTGCCGCTTGGAATATCTGCTAGTAGCAAATATCTATCTCCGTTTGCAGCGGCAGTTAGTGTACCATCGCCTGGATAGTTGAAAGTAGGATCAATTACTGCATCGACTGCATCTTCTGTATTTGCAGGTAGTGTATCTGTATCTAACACAACTTTAAGTAAATTTGGATCTGTAGTTTTGTAAATAGTTCCAATAATATCTTTACTTGTGTCGCCTGGATCAGCAGTTTGTTTTAATCTGATTTGTGTAATACCGTCACGTAATTCACCGTATGGAAGTAATTCTTGTTGCCAATCTAATATACCGCCGTTGTCGTCTGTATTGCTAGTATTTCTATGTCTTAGGCTAGCAGTAGCATTTCCGCTATCATCTACTTCAAATTTCATTTTAAAGTTTTCAAGTGTAACAACTGCATAACTTGTAAAGATTGGAGTGTAACTTCCTCCAGCACGTAAACTATCTAAGTCTTGATCTGTAACTTCATCTATGTTATCAATAATAGTATGGATAACTGTGTTACGCATAACTTTTGCAGGAGGGTTAATTAGTACTGGCATTTCAAATGTTAAACTACTAATGTCAATGATATCGTCCACGCCGCCAGGTATACTACGTATGCTCCAAGTACTACTTAACAATTCTACATAACTTAAACTACTCCAATCTAGTGGATTGTTTGTTGTGTGAATATTAAGTGTTGGATTAAACAGTACAAGTATTTGTTCTAGTAGTTGTAGTTTTTGTTCTGTATTACTTGTCCACAAATCACACTGCATTGTAAGTATGTATGGAACAGGCTGGTGTCTTTTGATAGTATACACATTACCTATTTCGTTTTCATAGTTACTTGTTTCTTCGTTATACTTTTTTTCGTACACAGGTACATTTTCTTCAAACTGCGGATATGTTCTATTTTGTGGAGCAAGTTCTAGTCCAGTAACATAGCAACTAATAAACGGAACACTGTTAAGCATGTTTTCACTGTTTTCTTTTACAATGTGTGCAGCCATGCGATTTACATCACCGTAGCGTACAGGAACAGTTTGAAACTTGGTATTGCCGTTTTGATCTGTACTCATAGCAATTTGAAATCCAGCAAAGATTCTAATAAATTGCTGAATATATCTGCGTAATTGTCTATCGTAAAAATACGGTACTGCAGTTATTTTAGTGTTACCAGTGGCCATCTATAATCCTATCTATATGTATTTATTTGTTATGCCGACGCACCTGATAAACCTGATCCACCTTCGTTGTTTGTGCCTGCTACTAAACTACCAAACGCAGAAGTATTACCTGGTGTATCATAACTTACGTATTGTAAAGTAGAAATGTTACCTGCATCACCTATGCCGCCTCCGAACACTGCTCTTGTTTCATTTGAACATGCAGATACGCCTTGTGTATTATCTGCTAAATCTCCAAAGTCAGTTGCACTAGTATCTGTGGCAATTGTTAAGTAATCGATTGTGTTTAATCTACCAAAGTCAATGCCACCTGCAAACAATCCTCGTGTTCCGTTACTTGTGCCTGTTAGTTTTCTTCGGGCTTGTGTTAAGTCTCCTAAGTATGCTGAACTTGAAGTAGTCTGGATAGTAAATTTTTCCATTTGTACTCGGCGATATTTGTTAATATCATCATAAAATCCGCCTGCTTTAATTCCGTATGTTGCGTGACCTGCACCACCAACTTCTCCTGCTGCAAGTGCAAGATCTCCAAAATCAATTGCTTGGTAAGATGCAACTGACATTGAAATGTAATTCATAAAAGTTGAAGCATCAGCAGAACTCTCAGTTCCACCAAAAAATACACCTCTATCACCATCTGATACACCTGCACTCCATGCAGTAGACGATAGTGCTGTTGACCATAAATATGCATTACTTAATGTAGCAGTAGTAACCCAATGCATAGAATTATTCTCACCGCCTTGTGATGGATTTTCCTGTGATGATCCGCCTGCCCATATACCACGAACACTGTTTGACATGGCAGCGGCATATCCGCCGCCGCTGTATCTTGTTCCGAAATCAGCAGCATCTCCTAATGTTGTTATATCAAAATATTGTATTTTATAATTGTATGTAGAATTTGTGCCGCCCCAAATAAGTCCACGATCACCTATGCCTTTATATGTGTATACTCCAGTTGGTCCTGGATAAACAGAACTATAAATGTACAGTGCTCCACTATCAGTAGTTGATGCAGTATCTTCATTTTTTGCACTTACTGCCGCAGATCCATCATCTAGAATAGCAACTGTACTTCCAAACCTATCACCATCTGGTCCACTGTATGTGTTTGGATTACCTAAGGTTGTCATGTAACTACCGCTATTAATATTGTAAATGTAAGCACCGCCGTTGTCGGTACCGTCTAAATCTCTTGCACCTATAATTAAGAAATTATCAGACCCATCTACATTATCTCCAAAGTAATCAGACATACCACCAAAGGCACGATTATTTATAGAGTAAAGATGAGCAGCATCACGTAGATTAAATACATCAACTCTGCCAGAATAGTAATTTGTGCCGCTATCGTCAACTGAAGTTGCCCCATTAGCACCTACAACTAGATGTTTGTTTGTTAATGCAACATCCCAGCCGAATTGGTCTTGTTGATGATAACTTGCTCCAGACGATCCGGGATTATCGACTGTTAAATAAGAAACCCAGCCACTGGACGTTTTTCTGTAAAGATACACTTTACCTCCGTAATTTACTGCTGAAGTATCAAATGATTCGTGTGGCGCTCCAACAGCAAAATAGTTTTCATTTATAGTAACAGAGAAACCAAACCAATCTTCTGTGCCAGGCTCTGTATCTGGATTAGTAAAGGTATGTGCAAGCGAACCGTCGCTCATGTCAAATACATAAACTGCACCTGATGATTGGGCAAATTCTCCTGCATCTTCATAATAGGCACCAACGATAGCATAATCATTTGATATAGCAACTGAATGTCCAAAAAAGTCTTGTACTTCTGTTCCGTATGCATTTGGATTGTCTAACGTGTATTTCAGAGAACCATCACTTAAATTAAAGACATATGCTTTACCTGATCCGGAGCCGCCTGCTGAATCTTCCTGCCAAGCACCTGCAATTAAATAACTATCAGATAAACCAACTGCATAACCAAAATTATCACCAGTGGTTGTGCCATAAGCATTTGGATTTGTAAATGTTCTTTCTAGTGCACCGGTACTATTATTATACAGATAAACTTCCCCCGAACTTGTATTTGATCCGTCGTCTACAAGAGAAGAAGCAATAACAGTATATGTACTATTCATTCCATTATCTATTTTGATTGCTCCTAGTGTATCATTTGACGCCAGCCCTGCTGTTTGTATTGTATGATCTAAACTAATCCAAGGAACTTCTCCTATAGAAATTAAATTAGATTGCACCAATGCTGACCATGTTCCAACATTTTCATTTCTTGCAACTCTGAGATTAAATCTTTCATTTTCGTTGGTTTCGTCGAGTATGTCATTTAATACATTAACTGTAACCGTTGTAGTTCCGTTTGTAAATGTAGCAGTGCCGCTACGGGTTGCTTCGTCAAAATCATCTATTTCTGTAAATGAGTAAGGATCGACTTCCCAATATACTGTTGAACCATCTGGAATATCAGGCGCTGAAATTGTAAAGACAACCGATTCTCCTTCATCTATTGTGTTAGATTGTGTATCGTTTGTAATTGAGTATTCGTATAACACACGGTTTCCACTGTATGTGTAATCAATATTCGAAACATCCCATCGATATATTGCATTAGTATCTAATCCTTGCGCATTGCTGTAGAAAATGTCTACAATGTAAAAATTATCATTTGCAAATGCTGTCGGGAATGTACCTCGAGTAGATCCTCCTAGTACATTTCCATTATCGTCGGTATATGAATCACTAATATCTTGTTCCCATGCATCTTTGGTTAATGTACTAATATCCCATGCTGTTTCTAATGTCCAGGATGTAATTCCTACTATAAATCCAGCACTAGTAAATACACCATACAATTTTGTTCCATCATCGTTGAACTCTACTCTACCCGGCTGGAATTGAATTCCTCCTTGTAGTTGATGAACAGGCCCTGGGTCGGTAAATCTGTGCCATGAACGTGTTCCTGCTGATGTCAAATCGTATGCACTGCTCAACGGATATTCTAATAAGTGATAATCTTGGTTTTGGTTTGCATATCCTGTAGTTACAAATAATTTTGATCCATCATTATTAAACCAAAAATTGATAGGAAAATGATTTGATGAACCCATCCCAGCGGCTTCTTCTGAAGCAGTAGAATCAGTAAGAGTAAACTGCTGAGTAGGATTCCATGTTGTAACTGTAGTAATATCCCAAGCACTCGATAGCGAAAATTTATAAATTGATCTATACCAATATGATGTTGAAACTGCATAATTGCTAAACATTAAGTAAAGTGTCATTCCGTCATTGCTTATCCAGTGATCTTTTGCTACATAGTTCAACATTGGAAAATTTGGAAGATTTTCGATTTCTAGTATACCAGTAGCAGTAGTAGAGGATGCAATTTCATATGGTGTGTTTAATGTTGCAATTCTCAAGTCTCGGCGTACATTATTACTTCCGTCACGATAGTTACCACTATATAAAACTTTAGTTCCGTTATCTAAAATTTTAATATCTCCGCTATAGTAATCATATTCAACATTAGCATCTGATGTGTCAAGATATGCTCTACTTAGCATAGTTGCTTCTGTAGCAGGCAGATATCCTTGGAACATATATGCTTTACCTGAATTACTATCAAACTCTTCGTCTTCTTGATGAGCACCAACGATAGCATTGGCACCGTAAATTGCTACTGAAATACCAAATTCATCACTAACAATTGTGTCATATGCATTTGGATTATCTAATTTAGATACAAGTGAACCATCACTTATGTCAAATATATATGCTGCACCCGATTGTGAACTTCCACTGCGGTGAGCACCGATAATAACATGAGTACTAGATACATCTAACGAATGTCCAAAATGCTCATCGCCAGTTGGGTCTTCTGGGTTATACAGTGTATGACGCAACGATCCGTCAGATAAATTATAAATGTAGACTCTTCCTGAAGTCTGTTGTCCAGTTGTAGATTCTTCTCTTGATGCAGTAACAACAGCGTAGTTATCTGTGATTGCTACGTTTTCGCCAAATAAACTTACTGCTGTATTTGTTGGATTATCAAGTGTATACTCTAGTAATCCAGTTGACATATCAAAAATATAGGCTTTCCCTACGTTAGTTGCGACTGCGTTGTCTTCCTGGTGAGCACCGACAATAGCACGGGTATCTGAAATTGCCACTGAAATGCCAAAGTAATCACCTGTGGCGGTATAATACGCATTTGGATTATCAAGTGTATACTCTAGTAATCCAGTTGACATGTTAAAGATATATGCTCTACCTGATTGTGTTATAGTTCCAGTCTCATCATAATAAGGAGCACCGGCAATAGCATAGTTACCAGATATTGCAACTGACCAACCGAAGTAGTCACCTGTACCTTCGCCGACGGGATCCGGATTAGTTATTGTATAAGTCAGTGAACCGTCAGATAAATCAAAGATATATATTGAACCAGACTGTGTTCCAGCACGATCTTCGTACGGAGCACCAACAATAATATGAGTATCAGACATTGCTATTGAATGACCAAAGTAGTCATCTGCACCAGTGCTGTACTCACTTGGATTATTTAAGGTATAAGTTAATGATCCATCTGACAAGTTAAAGACATATACTTTACCTGAACTAGTGCCGCTTGCATCGTCTTCTAAAGGAACACCAATAGCAGCATAAGTATCATTTATTGCTACTACATCACCAAAGTTATCATTTGCGGCTGTACTATACGCATTTGGATTATCAAGTGTATAAGATAGTGTAGGGTTGGAAAAATCGGCTATTACTCCAGTGTCTACAACTATTTCAGTATAATACGGCCCGCCTGTAGTTTCGAAAAATTCAACAGTGTCATTCTGGTTATCAGATAGTACAACTACTTTACCGTCAGATGATACTTCCATTGACATTTGGTTAAAACTTACAGATAACGTAGTTCTGTTAGTAATCCATCCTGTATCAATTGTTTCTGCAAGTGACCATACACCTGCACTTTCTGTATAAACATAAATTTTTGCTGTTGTTGCAGAGTTATCGCCTCGTGGAGCATATACAAATAGTGTCTTACCATCTGCTAGTAATTTTACAGCAAGACCAAAATTAAACGGATAATCATTTCCGTCTGGATTAGGATTCGGTATAAGTTGTTGTTGTGACCATGTATTTCCTACTCTTGTTCTGATACTTACATTATCGGATCCTAATGAAGAAGTTGAACTGATTGCAGCAACACTACCATCAGCACTTAAACTTAGTGCCTGTCCATAATCAAAACTACTTCCAGTTCTAGATAATGCACCATCACTACTCCAATTTGATCCATTAAATGATGCAGCATATACTTTACCTTCGCCGTCATCTGGTGCAGAAAATAGTGCATATAATCCATTGTCCGATATTGCAACACGAGTATTTCTATTTGCACCTGTATTTTTATAAAAGTAAGCACTAACTTGTTTTGTTCCTGCACTTACAGTATTTCCTCTTGAATAAGTTCCTGTGACACTGTTATAATCGTAAACATCAATAGAATGATATATACCGTCGGAATTTATATCTTCAAACAAACTTACAATTATTTTGCTTCCATCACCTGTTATACGTATGTCGCCGTAATGAGGATCTGCATGGCTTGATCTGGGTCTATCTATTCTTTGTGTTTCTGTAAATGTATTATCAGGCTGTCTGTCGTATACATATATTAAACCACTTTGATTTGCCCCCGAACCTGTTGTACCTGCTCTTGACGCTAACACAACCATTCTAGAACCATCGTCGGTTAATGAAACACTATAGCCAAAGAAATTATAATAATATCCACCATTTATGCCAGTAGGTAAAGATGTCGGTGTAATTTTTTCTATGTATTCCCAAGATCCATTATTACTTGTATAAACATACACAGCACCACTAAAGTCTGATAAAGAATTATCTGTGTAATCAGGCATAATTAATGTACTACCATCGCCTGACATAACAACATGAGTACCTAAATTACCCCCCGTAGGAGTGGCTGTTTTTGCAGCGGTAAAATCTAATGGAATCGCAGCACTAGTACTAGATCCTAATTCTAGTAAGCGTATATAAAAACTTCCGTTGAATGCACTAATAAATGGCATGTTGTTTCCTTATGATGATGATCCAGAAACACCGCCAGCTCCATTACTGTAACTAGTAAGCAAATCATAGCCGGTGTCAGTTGCATTTCCTAATGTCTGTATTGTAATTTTATGAATGTTTGCGCCTAACCCGTTTCCAGAAGCAAAACAAACATATGTTCCATCAGAAGTGCCAGCAGGGTATTCACCTGCTGTAATGTCACCAAAATCTGATGCGTTACCTGGCGTAGCCATTGTTACATAATCCATATCACTTAAAGCAGCAGCAACGTTGATACTGGCTCCGCCAGTACCGCCTGCAAATACTGCTCTAGTAGTGTCGAACCCTACACCAACGGAATATTTAAGTGTTTGCAAATCACCGAAGTCTGTTGCATTACTTGCTGTTGCAGTAGTAAAACTATCGATAATATTTACAAAATACGGATCAGGTACAATAGCCCCACCGCCTACTAAACCATAAGTTCCATCACAAGCAGCGGCTGCATAAATTCTTTCGACTGTTAAGTCGCCATGATCTGATGCGTTACCAGTAGTATCTATTGTCCATTTATCAATAGTGGGTACTCTAGTACCAGCGCCAACGACACCAGCGCATCTAAAACCATAAGTTCCATCACCTACAACACCATGGAAAAGCGCACTAACAATTTCTGTTAAATCTCCAAAATCTTGAGCATTACCAGTAGTAGCAATTGTAACATAATCCATCACATTACTTCTCAATGAATTTCCGTATTCATAACCTCCTGTCCAAACTGCTCTTGTTCCGTTTGATGCTCCACCCATTTGACCTCTAGATACTGTTAGATTACCAAAATCTGTGGCATTGGCACTAATATTTACAGAAATATATTCAATTTGATCAGATGTTCCGGTAGTACCGCCTGCATATAGTCCTCTATCACCATACCACGACAATGTAGATACTGTTGGTGCAGGAGCACTTAGTGTACCAGTTCCTTCGCCATATGTTGAAAGTTGTCCTAATGCAAATGTAGTTGTACCGTCTGTCATTATACTAAAGGTTACTTGATCTGTACTATTAGCATTACCAGTTGGTGTAGTATTACTTGCCCATCTAATTCCTGTACTTGCTCCACCAATTTGTAAAGCATTTGGAATATATGCAGTAGCACCTTGTTGAATGATTATAGTTATTGCAGTTGCATAGTGATTAGTTAATCCTAAGTTTGTTAAGTTTACAGTCCAATCTGCACTGGGAGTTTTATGATAAAAAATATGTCCATTGTCGCAATCATGTGTTACTGTACCAGTTGCATTTTCTATTACACTAAAAGATTCTTCAACACCTGATATTGAAGCACCTAGTGTGCCACCACCGCTTGATTGTGCAACCCAGGCGTAATCTGCTCCATCCCAACTTAGTACTTGATTACTAGTTGCTGTGCTTGTGTTTAAATGTGTATCAACTGCACTGTCTGAGTATCCTGCATTTGATCCTGGAACAAACTTACTGTCTACTGTACTCCAAACAAGAACTTGTCCATCAGTTGGAGCAACACTAGTGATATCAACATCTGACAAATTGTTTATACTACCTAAAGTAACGTCACCGAATGTTAAGTTTCCAGCACCGTCTGTTGTTAATACTTGTCCGTTTGTTCCATCGACACTTGGATATGTTAGTGTTGCAATTTCAATTGGATCATGAGATTGCCCAGTCCAGCTAGTACCGTTCCAAGTCCATACTGTACTTCCTACGGTGTGTGTATCGTTTACGTTTGGGTTACTTGGAAAGTTTATTGCCATCTATTTTATCCTTTTTATTCTTATGATATGTCCGTTGGTATTTCTTTGTTAAACACATTATACAACGTAACATTTGCTGCACCCATTACACTAGTAGTATTTTGTGTATAATCAGCATCTGTTTGTGTCCAGTCTACATATGGAACAGATGATGTATCTAAAATTTTATCAGTTGATCCACGTCCTGTCATAAATGCTATAAGTTGCTCAGGTGTTGCATGTGGATTTGCTTGTAGTATTAGTGCTCCTGCTCCGCATACTTGTGGTGCTGCCATACTAGTTCCAGATAATAACGTTTGTTTAAATGCAGGATCTGCATGATATGGACCTGATAACGTTTCGCTTGCACAAGTTGCACTCATGATATCTGATCCTGGTGCAAAAATGTTAACTGCCTGTCCACTATTGCTTGAGCCTGCTTTTTTATCTAAACCTGTTGTAGTATCAACAACTTCATCTATATTTCCTACACAAAAAACTCTGTTGTGTACGTGTGGTTGTTGTTTGTGCCAGTTGTGTGATGTACTGTAGTTTTGCTGAACAATAGTAACAAAGTATGTAAAAACATTATTATAATCTGCGTGTGTTGGATCGCCTGCTACTGTTCTGTAATCATTTCCTGCAGCAATTGTAAAATGAATACCTGCATCTACACATTGTTCTGTTGCAACATTATATGATTGAGAACTACCTGCTCCTACTCTGCCGCTTGCATAGTTAGGTCTAATTCCTGTTTTTTCCCACATTGTGTTTTCACTGCTGCCAAGATCTGTTGCAAAATCGAGTGTTTCACCTCTCCATTGCACACTTACAGCAGGCCAGTCGTTGTATGTAACAGAACTCCAACTCATATTAACAATAGTAGGTCTTTTATACCCTGTTGTAGGGTCAATTGGTTTGTTGTTGTGCCATCCTAATAACACATCAAAACAATCAGGAATTGATATTCCATATGGATTACCACCGCTTAATCCTGACATTGCTAATGAATATATATGAGCGTTTTTAGCCCAACCAAATGTTTTACCTGCAGCAATACCTGCACAGTGTGTTCCGTGGCCGTCTGGATCTTCATAAAATCTTGCGTCTTGTGTTCCTGCAACACCACTTTCAGCGTACCAATCGATTTGTTGTAATCTACTATTACCGTCTGCATCTTCCCATTCTGGATGATCTGCTTGTATGCCAGTATCCATAATAACAACATCAACACCTGTGCCGTCTAATGAATATGTATATGAATTAGTATCTGCAGGATTGTCTCTGTAATTACATCTTACAAGTCCCCAGTTTGCTACTGCATCTTCTCTAGAATTGCCAGTTCTTTTATAATCAAATGGTTTGTTTAATGCCTTTTCGTGGAAATATTCTGGGTCGTCCTCGGGTGTAAGTTCGACTGATTGAACTCGTGGATCAGATCTTAAAATTTCTGCTTCTTCGTTAGACAGTGTATAATGACACATTCTTGTCATTCCATTTCTGGGATTTGCTATATCTACTCTGCGAGTAGGTACAAATCCGTCGTCTTCGCTAGCATCTTCAATTTGAGTCCAAAACGCATTGTAATCAACTCCTTTATTTAAAATTACTATCCACTCTTTCATTTTTTAATCCTTAAACTATAGCACTAGTACCTACAATAACCCATACACCGTTTACAACCGCTTCAATTCTGTTAGTATCAGTGTTATAAATCATATCTCCGTTATCTGGAATAATAGCATCTCTTTGTGCAGTTGTTAATTGTGCAAGTCTAAAAGGAGATTGTGTTACTTTAACACGATTTGGAGAATCTAACTCTACATCTGCACCACTTGTAATAGTTGTATTACCTACTCCTTGTACTACCAATGCGTCTGTTGTAACACTAGCAAACTGTACTGCGTCAGTTGTATTTAATGATTGATCATATGTAGTACCACCTCCGCCTGTTACAGTAGTAAATGTAAAGTTACCTGCACCATCTGTTGTTAGTACTTGTCCGGTTGTTCCGTCTGTTATTCCTAAATCTGTTAACACACTCGGGATAGTTGGCTTATTAGTTAAACTATTGTAATCACCGTCGAATGTACTAAACGAACTTAAATCTGGTGGAGTATAATCAAATACACCAGTTGTATTATCGTATGTAAGTGTTCCACTGCCTGCGGCTGCAAGACTTGTAACACTTAAATCTGTAAGTGCAATACCACCACCACCGCCGCCTAATCCACTTAGATCAACAGTATTACCGTCGCTAATAGATAAATCAGTGCCAACTAGTGTTAGCGTTTGATTATCACTATCTGTTGTATTTTCTAGTGTTCCAACACGTGTATCTAGATCTGTAAAGTTACCGTCTAGTTCAGCATGTGTTAGTGCACTACCTTTTACTAATCTTTTAACAATTGTCATTTTTCTTTTCCTTTATACTGCCGCTTGACCGCTGCTTAATACCCATGCTGTACCATTCCAGATACAACTATACATACCGGTGTTAGCATCACCGAGTCTCCAAGTAAACCCATTTTCTAAATTTGTTGTTCCTGTTCCATCAGTGACAAACGCATCACCTACTGTAATATCTACATGTCCAGGTAAGCCTGCACCTATTTTCCAAAACTTTAATTCTTGTCCAATGTATGTTCCAGCATCTAAAAGTGTATATGTTTGTCCATTTTGTATAAAATGGTTTGACTTTGTAATATCAATTGGTCCTGCAATAGCATCAGTTGAACTTGTGCTTTTTAATGCACTACCATTATACTGTAGTCTGTAATCATTTGTTACACCTAAAGAATATTCTACTGGATTTAATGGATCAGTTCCATCTACAAACTTCATACTATTGTTACTTAGATAGAAGTGTCTAATTTTATATTCAGCACTACCAATGTCATATGTTGCATTAGTGTCTGGAATAATATGCGAGTTTAAGTTACCATTCAAGTATGTTGCAACATCTGCATCGCTGTATGTGCCGCCAGCACCCGTTTGATCTGCAACCCATGCATAGTCTGCTCCATCCCAACTTAGTATTTGGTTAGCAGTTGCGGTACTTGTGTTTAAATGTGTATCTACATCTGCATCAGTATATGCTGTTGGGATAGTTGGCTTATTAGTTAAACTATTGTAATCACCGTCAAATGTGCTATAATCCGTTCCTGCTACGGCTGCACTAATATTACCTGCACCGTCTGCTTTTACAATACCTGTAACTGCACCTACTACAGGATCAGTTTCTGTGTAACTTGTTAAGTATGAACTTAAATCTGGTGGTGTATATGTAAAGACACCAGTGGTATTATCATATGCTAAATTAGCACTACCTGCAGGATCTACTGTTACACTTAAATCTGTAAGTGCAATACCACTAGCACCGCCACCTAGTCCGCTCAAGTCTACAGTATTACCGTTGCTGATACTTAGATTAGTACCGACTAGTGTTAGTGTTTGACTATCATTGTCTGTTGCATTTTCTAATGTACTAACACGAGTATCTAGGTCTGTAAAGTTACCGTCTAGTTCTTGGAAAGTTAACTCGCTTCCTTTTGTGTTTCTTAATGTTATAGCCATTCTTTTATCCTAATATTTTACATAGCCTGCTTTTACATATCCGTTAACCATATACAAAGGTGTGTCATCTGTTTCGTTGTCTGGTTTAGGTGTAATTACCTGGCTTATAGGTTGTCTTTCGTTAAATTCTTGATCTGAAACAACAGTTGTGTTGTTATTATTAATATAATCACTTGCGTTATATGTAATGTCTGTCCAAGTACGATCTGTTAAGTTGTCGTATACTCTATGCCATTTGTTTCCTCTGCGAACAAACATTCTATTAGGCTTAAAGTCTGTACGTATAAAGTAATCTCCGTTTGCAGGACTACTTGGAAACTCTGTACCTGTTGCAATTGGTTCGCCGTGATTATATGTAATATCTTTGTTAACAATGCCGCCACTTGTTGCATAGTCATAACCAAATAGATGATCTCTGTCTGTTGTACCATCTGGGTCTTGTGCTTCAGCACTTGCAACAACTGCGTCATTAATTTTGTATTCTGTAATGTATGTACTAATATCGTCTTTGAGGCTACCTTCGCCTTTTGCGTCTCCGAGTATGTCATTGTACTCTTGACTGTCTGTTAGTGGACTTAGTTTAACTCTCCAAATATGAGGATACCATGTAGGTGAAAAACCTTCAGCACCTCTGTTAGCATCGCTGATAACATAATATTTGTTAATTGCTTTTTTGTCTGCGTTGAGTAATAAGTCGTCACGTAAGTGCGGTAACTCTAGTACATCACCTGCTAATAGTTTTCTGCCAAGTATTTCTACCATTTCGTTCATATGGAATGACATATACAACATGTCGTTACTTAAAAATAAACCAAACTGTGTAAGTTCAAAGTCATTATCAGTTACGTTATAAATGCCACGTAGTTCGTAAATGTCTGAATCATACTTGCGGTCTCTGTTTTCCATAAACAACAAGTCTTGTATTTTTGTTTCATTAATAATACCGTCAATATTAATAAATTCTCCACTTAGTGGATCAATTTCTCTACCATCTATATAATCTGGTGTACTAGGATCTCCGTCAGTTGGAACAACAGCAGGCCCAACATATTTGTGTACATGAACACCAGTACCACCTACCCAGAATTGTTCACGAATCTGACGATCCATAAAATTATAATCATTAGTTTTTGTCGGTTTATATAAACTTAATCTTGGCATAGCACTTATATTTATCGGTTGACAACATATATATTGATGCTATTATAAGTAAGAATAGTCAGGAGAGTGTTATGGCAAAAGCGGCTGGAGTTAAACTTAAAAAGAAAGCACCACGTGCTAAACGTAGAATTGCAGTATGGGATATGGTTCCGACTGACAACTGGCATAAAGCACAGTATCACATTCATTACTTAATGGAATCAAAAGAATGGCTTACAAAAGTAAAAGCCTACATTAAAGAAAACTATGACAAGAAAACAGTAGCAGCAATTAACAAACTTCCAGACTGGAAAGTTGGCGGTAAGAGTCATTATGCTACTGCAGCCTTTATGGAAGAACGTGCGCCTAACAATATGCATCCAGATTATGTAGGTAAACTTGATAAATGGATTAAAGAACTTGCAGAAGAAGGCAACAAAATTGTTGAAATCAAACGTGCAGAAGAAAAAGTAAAAAAGACAAAGTATATTCCTAGTATTCAGGAACGACTAGAAGAAGCAACAATTGACAAGATGGAGGAACTTGACCAATGGGTTGACGATTGGAGTCGTGATGCTAAAAAGAATCCTCTTAAAGATAAGCAGCCGTTGCAATTGTTCCGTAAACTAGAAATTAACTTAGGCCATGCTCGTTTTATTCAAAAGTTTTACGAAGGTGAACTAGAAGAACTTACAGAACTAATCAACTTGCCACCTGCTAAAAAACAAGATGAAATGGAACAGCAACTAGCAGAAGGCTACAATCATCTAAGCACAAAAGAGAAAAAAGAACTACACAGTTTTTACCAGCGTGTATTCCAAGCACTAGAAATTATTCGTGCAGAGAAAAAACAAACACGTGCTGTTCGTAAACCTAAGCAAAAAAGTGCACAGGATCTTGTTAAAAAGATGAAGTTCAAGCCAAGTGATGCAGATTACGGTATTGCAAGTGTTAATCCAGCAGACGTAGTTGGTGCAACAGCCGTAGTTGTATTTAATTGTAAAACACGCAAACTAGGAATTTATTACGCTGCTGAACACGCTACTATTCAAGTTAAAGGAACTACACTTCAGTATTTTGATGAAAATAACAGTAGACAAAAAACTGTACGTAAACCTAACGAAGTGCTACCTAACTGGAAAAAAGTTACAAAACACAAACTAAAATCTCAGTTTGGTTACCTAAAAACTACTGATACTAAAATGAACGGTAGAATGAATGAGGATATTGTTATACTTAAAGTCTTTAAATAAACATAAATAGTAGTATGGCAAAACGTGATGACTTAATTAAAGAAATTGAACTTCGTTTAGGTGGACAAATGGTCGACGTAGAACTCGATCCTGAGCACTATGAAGTTGCGATTAAAAAATCATTTGAAAAATATAGACAGCGTAGTGAAAATGCAGTAGAGGAAAAGTTTATTCCTTTGCAGTTGCTAAAAGAACAAGCAGAATATACACTAGGTGACAATGTAATTGAAGTAAAAGATATCTACAGACGTACAACAGGTGCGTTGAATAGTAGTAGTATCGGTGATATTGAACCGTTTGAAACAGCATACTTAAATACCTACTTGCTAAACAGCGGTAGAGCAGGTGGTATTGCTACATTTGATTTTCTTTCACAGCATCGTGAAGCACTAAGTCGTGTATTTGGTGAAGAATTATTGTTTAC